TTGGTAGGACCAGTTGTGAACCGGATGTAAATCCAGCACTTCTGGCCCAGGAAAGCATAGATAGCAACGGGTAGAGAGATTCGACCTTTCCTTATTCTTTTTAAAGAATGTGGAAAGGACACGAGCTCTATCAAGAGTCCCCGGGGTTGGACCATCCGAGAGATAATCTCGTTGATCTAGCACTTGCACAAACTCAAGAAAGCTGTTAAGGCTTAAATTTGCTTGGGCAAGTACTATAGCAGGTACTGATGAAATTTCACAGCCAGAGACGAAAAGTCTTTTGGCAATTTCACCAGCAGGATATTTCCCGTCTGGTAGTACGGATTTCCCTAAGGAAATCTCTACTCCCAGATTGGTCATAACCTGTTTGTATCTGCTAGCAACTCGAGGATCAGAGACAGTCATGTCGTCACCTATTATTGCATACTTACAGGAAGGTTTCCCTTCCATAAGCTTGCAATAACGGATGATGACATGGTGAGTTAACGCAAGCATGGCCCATGAGCTTAGAAAGCCCATAGGCTGGCCTACGCTATATCTCACATATCTCCCATCACATTCGATATTTCTATCGGATATGACGGCTTTCCACACAGAAGCGAAACTCTTACCAAAGAGCCTTCGTAAGATAAGCTCTTGTAGTAAGACCGGTAATCTGTCAGTTGCGGCCGTAAGGTCGTAACTTGTCATTTTCTCGGTTTTAGTCCACTCCTTTAGGAGTAATCCTATTTGGTTGTGGCTAGAAGTTCCGTCCTCAGGTATTTCCTTAAGCTTATTCATGATTTTGTCATGAATAGGTTTAAGACATATCTGAGACCAGATATCGGGGATACAGATAACACGTGTCTTGCCTCCTTCTTCAGGAATGAAGTGGAGACGAGCCGTTGTTTCTGAACCCTCGATATTCTGTTCCTGTGCGTAATCCAAAGTATTGGAAACTGTATCCTTCCATATTTGATATGAGTAGGTATCGTAAGATACCTTCATCATATTATCTATGTGAGGAAAAGTTCCAGTCCTTTGGAGAGATTTCAAGTCTCTGACTCCTGTTATTCCCATTGCCAGAGGCCCTGAGGCCCCAGCTTTTGGAGTAACAAAGATGGGCAAATCGGAAGATGGTTTCGTATCCATCCTAAAGTCCGAAAGGATTCTAGGTAGATACGGATCCATCTCCTCGATTTGCTTTAGCACTGTATTAGGTTGATCCCAAACATCCGTCACTGTAGTGACAGACTTATTAGGATCCAGCGTAAAGAGTCTATAGTAACCCGCAAGGGTTAATATAAATCTCTTATGGTTGACATCCTTCTGAGTCAGAAACTCATACGGAAGTAAGATATTGGGGATTCCCCTAGTGGTTTTGTGCCAGATCATGCTTTGGTCAAATGTAAAAATTTGACCAAGACATAGTCTGGACAGAATCCTAGAGTATTCCTTAAATATCTTAAGGGTCATTTTGAGCCCATTCGCCTTTTCAAGCTTATGGATCTCATTTATGAAACCATCAACCAGTACTTGGAGGTTATCTACACTACCATCGAAGAGTAGAATCAAATTCTCTCTAAAATGGATGTGTTTATAGTCTCTTTGTATTTTCATATTTATTTATGATTAGTACAATTGCTTTCACTTCTTTCGAAGTTGCC